AAAAAAGGAGAAGGAGTTCTTTTAATCTCCCTCCCCTTTTGAAACAATTTATTACAATTAGATTACAAACCTTCGTCACCAATGTTAACGATACGCACAATCTTAGCAGGCTGATACAATACCGGAGTACCGTAATTCAAGATACAGAATCGACGACTCGGAGCAGTAACTGCAAAGTCCATCTTAACAGTATCAGAGAACTGCAAATATTCGTTAATCTGATTATCATTGTAATATACCAAGGCAGACTTGGTACCTGCAATGATACGGTTGCGGTCACGTACGCAATTTGCAGCGGCACCATCATAACCAGTTGCCATCTGAGAAACAGGTACTTCAAAAATCGGGAAGTATTCTGTCGTATCATTCAAAACAGCATCTTTCTTTGTACGATAAATAACAAATGAAGAAGCTGCATAAGCACCACCTACACCAACAGTAACACCGAACTCAACTGACTGAGTTGCAGTAACAGCTTGAGCACCAGCAGATGTAATATTCAAAGGTGCAGATTCACCATAACGATTCTTAGCAGTTACCAAGTAACCATAAGCACCTGCATGACGACCAAAGTTAGTCTTAGTATCAGCATTATTAGCCTTAATTGCTGTTCCAGCAGTCGGAGCAACCAGAGCAACCGGAGCAACCGGAGCTTTCGGACTTGTAGCACCCTTACCCACTCTAATAGGTTTGCGAACATCAAAGTAACGGTCGTTCTTAATATTAATCTTGCCGAACTGGGTTGTAACATCGTTTACAGACTGACCCATAGTAGCACCAGTTACAGAAGCTGCAAGACCTACAATAACTCGCTTGCTTTCATGGAACTGTTGTACGTAATTGTTAAATACAATCGGGTTAGAAATGATACGGTCGATATAACCGTTATAAACGTTTACTACAACATTAGATGCATCTTGAATCATCTTATCATTCAGAACCTGATTCTGAGCATCGATAACAGCCGGACTATTGAAGTAACCATCGAGCAATTGTTCAGAAGTCTTACCTTCTGCTGTACCACCGTCCATTTCATTTACACCCAACATGTGCTGACGGAATACACCATCAAACTCGATATCAACACAAGAAGAGTCTGCACTTGTCAATGCTGTATCAATCAATGTCTGCAGCAAGATAGTTTTATTCTCAACTTCCTGAGTATACATATTGTTAATACTGTTGTATTCAGCAATCATTGCAGGATGAGTCACTTGACCAGTAACACCCATGTACTTAGTCAAGATTGACTTACGTCTGTATTGAGAATCGGTTTCTTCCGGAGTCTCACCTTCAGTATTGAAGATACTTACATCTTCACCGTACTTATACAACTGGTTGTACTGATGAACATTCTGTTTAATCTTCTGTTTCGGCATTTCCATGTAATACACCAACTGATTCAATCTATTGGTCAAAATCTTCAAGACTGAATCCAAGGATTCAACTTTCAGACCACCACCATTATTAATCATGTTGTTGTATTGCATACCGGTCATAGAACCGGCTTCCATAGCTTTCAAGATATCGTTTGATGACAGTCCATCGAACAAATCGATATCTGTTCCGTTATTAGTGTATTGATACAAATCCATAACTTATTTTTATTTATAATTTAAATCCGAATTTACTTTACAAATTTAACACCATTCTTAGTATACATGTAACGAGCCAATTCTTCACCTACTGTTTCAGCATAAGGATTGGTCATATAATTCAATGCATCAGCTTCCAGAGATTTTCTAATTGAATCGTCACTTTCGTTAGTGAGAGCTTTTTCAATCATCTTAGCTACCATCGGACGTTGACTGATGATATTAAGTTCAATCTTTCCATTGTCATCCTTTTCAAAGTTCATAGACTTCTGAATAGCTGACATGTTGTCCAAACCTTCTGAACGAAACTTCGGTGCTTCTTGACCAAACTTATCCATCTTAGCACTCAAGTTATCCAGACTTTCAGCCATACGTTCAATGATGGGAGTAAAGACTGAACCTACAGACTTCATAATCATTGATTCCATAGATTTCATCATTTCACCTTCTGCATTCTTATCTTCAGCAGTGTTCTTTTCATCTTCTTTCACCTTCTTTTCCTTATCAACTGCCTCTTTTTCGAGTTTATTGATATCTTCTTCTTCTTTTGTTTCAGACTCATGGTCACCACGAGCTGCTTTATCTTCAGATTTTTCAATCTTAATATCGCCATTAGCTATTGCTTTTTCGATATATTCCTCGCTAAAGTTTGCATCCAGCAATGACTTCACGATTTTGTTGTCTAAATATTCCTTTTTCATTTTGATTAAAATTTATGTTTACGTAAAAATAGAACCAAATTTTTATTTTACAAATTAAATTCGCTGACTTTTTAAGAAATCCTGAAGGACATTTATAGAAATATGACCCTCTTCATAACTTTTGAATAGATTTTTAAGAATCTCGTCATTCTTCGCTTTAAGAGGTTCAATCCTGATTCGAAAATCTTTATCAATAGAAAGAATGTGTCCATCCTTTTCCATTTCAAGTAAGATGTTAGTTGTCTGAAAATCTTTATCAGATTCAAATTCGTAATCTACATAATCCTTAGTCTGGACTCCTTTTACAATATCTGCAAAAGTGTTTGCATTCACTGGAGTCATAGTCATTGCAAGATTCGTAATAAGAGCTTTTTTGATTTTCTTAGGATTTGACTTATCTCTTTCAAGAGCTTTACCTTCTATACTAAAACCAGGTTTACGATTGGTACCTGATTCTTTCATCTCAAGTGCTTTATCATAAAATGCTCTTGCTTCAGGAGATTTTTTCCAAAGTTGACATTTTACATAAAACTTATTATTTTCAACTTTTGCACTAATAGGTGCTCCAATCCAAAAACGAGATTTATTAATAGGTGAGCGAGAAGTTAAATGGTCTAAATTTATTAAACCATGTTTCAAAAATCGGTCAATTATAAAACCATTAGGTTCCATAGATTCACCTTCTGCATCTTCAGATGCATCGGAAGCCAACCCCTCGAATATCATTCTTTCGTATCTCCTATCATCACCAATTGGATAATCGAGAGGATTAAAAGAAGATTTCTCAAAGTCAGCTTCTGTAAAAAAGTTAAATCTTGAACCTATTTCAAACATTTTCGTTTCTGTTCCATAATCACCGAATTTAGAAATTTATCAATCAAATTGTCGATTTCTTTATATCTTCTCACTCTTTTCCAATCATTTTCAGAAACTTTCTTCTTCGTTCCCATAATTGCACCGAAAATCGCTGCATTTGTATCAGTATCTTCGCCATAATTAATAACTGAACAAAGGTCTTCAAAAAGTGTAGAATTCTTATTTTCTTGCGCTAAATAATTATCAATCACGAGATTATATGTATTTATCACATCACCTCTATTATCATAATCATTCACCTCAAGATTTTCCATCGGCAAATCTCCTAACAAATTTTTGAGTATGCAACAAAATTTACTACCGAATTCAAAACAATTCTTATTATTGTGTGTATAGCAACAAAACGCTTCAAATAGATTTTTCGTATATTCATCAGATTCATTCAAACAAGCTATTGCAATAGGAAGTGAATAAAACAATGCACCGTTGCCCATTCTATCTGTTCTTGAACATCCCTTTCGTTGTATTGATTCTGCTGTTTGATTTCCAATATCAAACAATCTACTTCCTGCATTGAATTTCTTGTTTTTATACCATAAATCTAAGTTCTTTTCGAATTTATCAATCTTCTTGATGTTTTCTCCAGGCGTACAAAAAGCATCTAATAAACACAATAAAACAGATGTATCGTCAGACCATGTTCCCTCTATCTGTCCATGAATTCCTCCTGAAGCGAATCCACAACAGAGAAATGTTCCTTCACTTCTAAATTCAAAAGGAACACCAAGTACATCTCCAAGGATATAGGCTCTAATACTATTTCTTATCTTCTCTTTTATTGTTCTCGAATTTCTTTGCATTCTTAATTGCATTGTCAACCATTTCATCAGTTGCTTTTTTCCTCTCTTCTTCAGTAGGAGTATGAATAATACTCATTGTACTGCAGTCATTCCATCTTGATACTTTCTTTGTTTCCATTAGCTTTTCTTTTTAGTATCTAAAGATACACCTTTTATTAATGTGGTCCAACAATTCTGATAAAAAGTTACACCATTTCGACAACAATTGAATTAAGTCCTTTGGCAAGAACTTTAAATTTACTTGCTCTCTGCGTCAAATATTCATATTCACCGATTGTATTATTGATATTCGCAACGTTATCTCCTTTCTTAGCCAATAGGGTTATTTGAAAATCACTTCCAAATTCACTCAGTTGTTTTAATGAAAATGAACCAAAACTCTTATCTTCTATAATAGAACCAACTTCAGCATTCAACAATTCATTTAAACTATTCATATCTCTCGCTTCCAATCTTCTATATAGAACTAAATTTTCTTTACAAGGATTTTTATCTATTGCTTCGGCAATCGCTTTAGCCATCAAAGGAGCATTCTTTCCACCGCCTTTACCATAATTATAATCTCGAATAGCTTCATAATCGGTACCCATATATCTTTTCAGAGCTTTGGATTGAGTGTCAGTAACTTTTAACTTTTTATCTTGCTCTTCGTAATAATTCTCCATCTCAGATTTATCTTCAAAAGTGTTACCTGTAAAATGTTTATATTTCATACCATTCCATTCTGAATACAAAACACCATTAGCTACTGGAAGATAACCTGAATCAATAAGCATTTTATTCACTTCAGCTCTGTAATTTGTTTTTAATCTCGAATAGTTATCAAGAATTTCATCAAATTCTTCGTTTTTGATATAATCTTTGAATTTTTCCTTAATACCTTCATCAACGGTAACTGAATCAAGTGCTTTTGTAAATCTTTCTCTTTGGTCATCAGACAAAGTACTGTTTTGAGAATTCCTTTTCTTCAAGAATTCTCTGAATTCTTTTTCGGCCTCAAATTTCGTGTCATTCTTCTCTTCTTTAGTATCTAATTTTTTCATATTATCTTTCAAAACAAAAGCACCTTGATGTTTTGGCCAAGATATAGATTTATTATTACTCAAATCTTCTAATACATATTCTTTGTCTCGAGAAAATCTATAATCTACACCATTTTCAGTAAATTCAACTGCCTTACCTTCATCTAACTTCTGTAAAATCTTACCATACAGTATTATACCAGCTTGTGACTTTATAGAATCCATTTTAACTACTGGTTTATCAATTTTATCTTTCTTCTCTTCAACTTTCGTTGATTCTGGTTTCTTAGCTTCTACTGCAAGTTCTGATTTAGATTCTTCTTTTTTAAGAGTCTTTTCAAATTCCTCCTTCACCCGTTTCTTGAATTCATTGAGAGGTTCATTTGGCTTAGATTCCATATAGAAGGAACCTTTCTTAGCTTTATATTTATCCTCTCCCTTCATATTAAGAACAATCGTCTGACCATCAACCTTGACGTAGGTTTGAGTGATTTTCTTGAAACCATTCATTTCATTAAGCTTCTTTCCGATACTGTCAGAAATATCTTGTTTCAATTTATCCAACTTAGAATCAAGTGTCTTCTCATCTATAGGTTTAGCTTCTTTCACCTCTTTATTCTTAGCTATCTTTTCTTTGATTTTATTAATCACAGACGAATCTAAATCAAGTTCACCTTTTTCTTGAACATCAAGAATACGTTGAAGGGCTGATGTAATACCAAGCTCATTCGCAGATTTATCATCTGACATTTTACCCTTACGATTCTCAATCTCCTTTTGAGCTGCCTGTTTGACTTCAGGAGAAGCATCTTCATCATTAATTGCTGCTTGTAACTGTTCATCACTTGCTTTAGATGCGTGTTGAGAGTAATCAACTTTTGTAGTTTTAGCTTCAAGTTGTTCTTCTTTTTTTGAAGATTTTCCTTTTCCTTTAGGTCTCCAACCGTTAGCAGTTTTCACATATACCTTACCTCCCCACGTCTTTTCTGTACCAATAGGGGATGATTTCTTAGCTTTCATTATTTCATTAAAAGAATTTATATCAATCATATCTAATTCTATAGGCAATAGAGGGACTTTTTAATTTCCCTCCATTGTTAAAACGAATTCTTAATGCAACTGCAAACGATATTTCGTCTGTTTAAGTGTTGCCATAAAATCTTCAACCCAAGACTTTTCACCTGCATAATTTTGCTTGTCTTCAAGTTTAGAATAGAATTCTTTTGTCCTATCAATAATCAGATTGATAAGTCCTATCGGGTCATCAACTTCAATTTCTTCACCGTTGATTTCACCTTCTTTGAATCGTCCGAATTCTGACTGTCCTGCTTCCATTATCTTATCTTCATAATCTGAAAGTTCCTCTATCAAATCATCGAGATATTGATGTTTAGCATTATCTTCTTCACTCCAATGGATATTCTTTGATTTCGTCTTCACACCTTCAATGAAATTAGCAAAATCAGCAAACACTCTGTACATCTCATCTTTTGCTTTTAGAATCTCAGAACCATCATCTAAAGAAACGTTACTGTTTATCTCTTTACGAATATCATCTATACCCCAAGATTTCTCTATTTCTTCATCAGAAACAAGAATCTTGTTTATATCGAGTTTTCCTTCGTTTTTCATCTCATTCAGTAAAGATTTGAACATATCAGCTTGGTCGAGGTCATTGAAGTCAATTAACATTCTAAAACCTGTTGGTTCTTCAGTTTCAATCTCAATAGATTTTTCTATACCATCACCTTCAGGTTCTTTTGTTTCTTTATCTAAATCTTCTTTACATAAAGCATTAACACTATTACAATCTATAGTCTTTTCAACATTCTCTTTTTCTTTCCAATCCTCAGGAAGTTCATTCTCAAGACCCAGCTCTTTAGCACGTTTCTTAATCCATGCTTTCACCTTTTCTTTCGGCATATCAGAAGCGCCGGACAACTTAATAGCATCTTTCAAATCCTGACTATTCCTTATAGGATATTTCCCGTTCGGCATTGCCTCGCCTTTCTTTGCAAGGTCTTTTCTTTCTGTATGTGAAAAATAGGTTTTATTATTTGCCTTTTTGATATCTTCTGGACATGATTTACAAACATCGCCGAAGACTTTTTCTGAAATATCACCATTCAAAAATGACTTCATAATCTTCAAGACTTTATTTTCAGATACTTCAAGTCCTAAAATTCGTTTGATATTATCTTTCATATCAAAAATGAAATCATAATCATCTAACTCTGTAGATGGATTAATCCAAGCAGAACCAATTTCTTCTTCACTATCAAGCAACAATGAAGCTGAAGCTTCACTATCAATATGACCTATAAAATAATGAATTTCAAAATCTTTACCTGTCGCGATTCCAACTGGATAAAGCAAATCTTCAGGAACATCTAATCCAGTCTCTTCAAATAATTCTCTATGAGCTGCTTCACGCCATTCTTCTCCTGCATCTACATGACCTCCAGGAATACACCATTCAGTAGTACTTTCACCCATATCACCAACTCTCTGTAGGATAAGAAGTTTGTCCCCTCTAAATAAAAGCACATCTGCATATTTCACTTTACCAATCTTCGCTTTGATAATGTCATTGTAAATAGACTTTGAAATTACACCAGATTTACACAATCCTTTAGCTTCAAAGAGGTCTTTCATATCTACAAGTGCTTCTGCAATTTCAGTATCATCTTCTAATAATTTTATAGACTTTTCTATAGAAGTCTTTTCTTTCTGGATACTTGCAACATGTTTCGTATGTTCCTTCAAAAAAGAATCGTATCTTTTCAAAGCATCTTCTTTCTCTTCTGCATCTAAAGTGGAGATACTTTTAATAATACTATTCTGTTGTGCAAACTCATCTGCAAGATTATCTATCTCTTTATTGATATCTTGAGATTTTTGAAGAAGTTTTCTGTACTGATTGATTTTTTCTTCTTTTGAACGAAAACCAAATAATTTCTTTATATTCATAGCTTTATAATTTTTGTCCTAAATATACGAATTCTATTTATGAAATATCACTCTTGATACGAATATCTTCAACGTAATAAAAATCACGTTCACCTATGTAGACGTTGTAAAAGAATCTGTTCACAGTTTCAAGTTTCTCAATACGGTCAACTATATAACTATTCTTTCTACCTTCAAGTTTCATTCCTGGTTTTAATTTAGAGACTTTTGTAAATGAACAAGTCTTTTTGTTTGAATCTATAACGTAAAGCAATTGTTCTCCTGATATCCTATCTAAAACCACTTCTTCATCAGCATGACAATATACATTATAGACAGATTCGTCAAAACGCGCAGCTCTTTTATAAAGAGCTTCTAATTTTGTAAATCCATTTTTATTCGCAATCAATTCACCAACCTTCAGGTCTTTAATGAACTTAGGCCCTTCGAATGTCTTTACTTCGACAAAACTTGAATTAAAACCACCTTTCATATTATTCATGTATTATTGTTTTCAATGTCCCACTAAAATCTTGGACAACGTATTCTATAGGAGCTATCAAATTATAAAGAGTTCCTTTATATGTAGTTTCTTTAATATCTTTGATAATAAGTTTTCTTACACCAAAACAACTTTTAGTTGTATCTTCAAAACTTTTTGCATACTCTTCAATCGATAATTTCCTTTCTTCACTATCTGACTTTATAGATGAACCTGATATTCTATTCAAACATTCGCTTTCAGTCATCTCACTTAGAATTTTCTCATCTAAAATAGGTAAACAATGTTCTTGAGAGTATTTACCGATAAATAACTTTTGACCTTCACAAATTGAAATCTTTTCAACTCCATTTTCGAAAGTTAAAGTGAATATCTTACCACTATAATCTCCTACACTGATTCTTGCTGGTATATATCTAAAACTAAAGGTAGGGATATGAAGCATTTTAACAAAATCAATTCCATTCTTATTAAGGTCACTGATTTTGATGAATTCATCTTCAAATCTCTCTTCTTTAGGTCTATCATCTTCATAAGTTTCAACCTTCTTTCTCAAGACTTGTACTAATGTATCTCCTTTGTATCCTATCATACTATAAACTCTTTATTACCGACTGTTATTTTAACTTCACTTCTTCTCTCAACTTTTCTATCAAAATGTTTGACTGGTTCAAATGATTGTGTTTCGTCATTCCAAATGTATGATTTCGGGATATAACGCATATTACAACGACAATACGGGTGAATTGGTCCAAGAGTTGGTTTCCAATCTTTTGACTTTAAACCTATATTGTCACCATTCGCTATTAGGTCAATCAACTTGAATATTCTTGGCTTCGTGCCTACACCTCCAGTTGTATAGAGTTGTTGACAATATTTGCATGCACCAGGATAGACTTGTTTATATACCAATGCTTCTGCACCGTACTCATTCATTATCTGTTGTGCTACACCTATTTGATAGACGTATTGCATTTCAGTCTCGACTATTCTGCCCCAATCTCTATTCCAATCGTCCAACGAATGTCCTATACTACTGATAATAGATTGGATTGATTTCTTTTTCAAAGTTCCTTCGATTATCTCTTTCTTAATGGTGGTTAATTCAAGTTGTCTTTGAGTTTCTGCTATTAACTTAACCTCTTCTTCAGATATAGAATTTGAAAGAATATCTCGCATCCTTTTCCCCATCGTCTTTATGTAGGAGTAAGTTCGAGTTGCTGCAGCATTATACATTGCTTTTTCTGAAGTTGTCAGTACTTTATATTGCTTCTTATCTATATAAGACAAAAGGTCATTGTAATCTAATGTCTTTAATTGACTTGGAGTCAATTGACCTGAAAGCCTACCGAAAAGGTATGACTGATAATATGGAGGCAATTTCTTCAATTCATCCTTCCATTTATAACCATACCTTTTTAATAACTCCTTGTCTTCAGAAGATAATTTACTCTCACCAAGAACATCTGCAACAATTCTTGCAAGTCGATAATCTATAATATCGAATAACCTCTGTATTTCATCAGGAGTGAAAATCATTGTTTTGCAATTTTAGTCATTTCCTTGGTCAAATCTATCATCATATTATTGACCTGAGTTGAAAACATAACTTGTGCCAATCCTTCATATCCACATTGGACTTTCGGATAACGAATAGGGTCCTTTGTATGATATATAACATTCGACTTTTTAGCCATCTGTTTGATATCAACTCCATCAACTTTTTTAATCGGCGGCATTACTTGTATAAATTAGTTTTATAATAATTTATCGCTTCTGCAAGTATAGGATTATTGTCAAATGATTTATACTTATCAAACGGGTTTTCACTGAATGATTCTTCGTCATTTGGAACTCCTGCTTCTTCTGATTCTCCAGGAACAGACGCTCCATACATCTGCTGCTGTTGTTCAGCTTGCTTTGCAGTCTGATAAACTTGATTGATAATGATATCGTTTTCTGGGTCAAGTGGTCTTCCTGAATACTTCTGGAATATATCTTGCATTGCAACCATACCTTTTTCAAGTTTCTCAGCATCAAGTTTTACTTGAGCTTCTTCATCTTCAACCTCAATACCAGTAAATGAAAATTCGAAATCTTCATCAAGCTCACTTACGATATATTTCGTAATCACATTCTCCAAGAATATAAGAATAGGTTTCAAACCTTTCTCTCTACTATGTTGCAATCTGGCTTTTTGACCATCTTGTCCAAAGATTTGAGCTTGGTCTTTGAATTGGAATCCAAGCTCAGATGGGTCTATACGATATACAGAACATGATATTGTAATAAGAAATTTTATCCATTCATTGAATTCCATATCACGATTACTGAGTTTCTGTAAATCAATCCATTCCAAATCAATACCGTTTATAACTGGTGTCCTGTGACTGTTACTTACTCCCATCATTGTCTGCATCCAAGCCTGACGAAATTCGTTCAATGTTGATTGTGAAATATTCGCATTCTTTACATTGATGAATCCTTTTGGTTGAGAACCTTGTTTGAAAAACAATCCGTTATAACTCATTCCCCACAATATCCATGTAATAATCTCTACAAGAGTTTCAAGTTCACTTGTACCATATCCATTCTTACGGATATTAGAAGTCTTGTTCCTTATACCGAATCCAAGTTCCCATGGATAATATAAAATTGGTTCTTTTGTCATAGGATTACGAATAATCATATCATCCCATACCATACAATATCTTGGTAAATAACCTTTGAACCTGTATCCTTCAAAAGCTTCTCTTTGTCTTGGGTCAACAGTATCAAGAAATCGAATAAGTGATGCATCAATAGCTCTGAATTTTTTCAATTCCCAATCACGACTCCTGACAACTTCAAATGCCAGTTGGTCCAACGTAAGACTATCGAATGTTATCTTACGAACGAATTCTTGAAAACTATCCAGATTATCCCACTTCTCATTCCATCCTCCATTCTCAAGGAATTTCACAATGTTCTCTATCTTTCTTTTATCTTCGTTAGAAAGTTCATCTTCTTTCTCTTCTTTGAATAGACTCTTCTTTCTTCGGATAGTATATCCTTCTTTTTGTTCATCTTCAGAAAAATGCAGAAAATTTTGGACTTGCTCAATACGTGTATTAACTATTGCACGAATGATATAAATATCTCCCATTCTTCGAAGAGTAGAAAATGATAGAACTCCCTTTGAATCTTTGAATCCTTTACCATTCCCCGCTAAATCATTAGGGTCAAAGAAAACAGATTGTATATGTGGGCTCGTCTTATTGATTTCACCTAAATACAAATTAGCTTTCAATAACTCTTCTGTGTCATTAGAACTAAGAGCTGATTGAAGTTTACTTTGAAATGCCATAGGGGCTGCTTTCTGTATCGAATCAAGTTCTTCTAAAGAAAGTCCAGCCAGACTCGATAAAAAGTCTGGCTTTGACTTAATTTGAGAATTTCGTTTATTTCTTTTTCCCATTGTCAGATAATTTTAAGCTCCAGCTAATTGTGTTAAAGTAACAGTCGCTGTCTTATTTCCTTCTGTTGTAGTAACCACTGCTGTTCCAGTTCTCTGTGCTCCAGTATTTGCTGCTGCCACTACTGAATATTCCGAAGAACCTTTTGTAAATCCTTCACCCTGGACTGTCGTAGTATAAGTTACCGCAGAAGGAGTACCGCTATTGCTTCCATTGACTTTCTTCTGTTTAGTAGCCGTTACTCCGAATATTTTAGTCTCTCCTGCTGCCGCAAAAGAAAGTGTGGTTGGGTCTACAGTACATGTATATTCATAGGTAACTGTCGCTGCAAGCTGTGTCAAGTTCATCTGTACGGTCTTTCCGCCTTCCTGTGAAATGGTTGCCTTTCCTGTTCTCTGTGAGGTCCCGGTATTCTCCTCGGCTTTCAGATTGTAGTTGTTTCCGCTCACTTCATAGCTGAATCCCTCACCTGCAAGCTCTATGTCCGTAGGATAGCTTTCTGCCTGCTGTTTTACCCCGTTCAGAACTTTTGTTCTTGTAGAAGTCACGGTAACCAGCTTTTCACCTCCTGCACCGTCGAACGTTACCGTTGTCGGGTCTACTATAAGCGCATATTCGTAGGTTACAATAGATGCAGCCTGGTTGCATGTAATCTGCAATGTCTTTCCGCTTTCATTCTGTTTAACCGTCACTACCGCTTTTCTTGTCGTGTTGTTGGGGTTCTCGTCAACCGTTACTTGTCCTCCACCGTCAACCTTGAATCCTGCCCCAGATATTGAGAATTCCACTGGTACGCCTTCCGGATGTCCTACTGGTTGTCCATTCTTGAAAGTCTGCTTAGAAGACGTCACCACGCACATATCATCACCTCCCTTTGCAGGGAAATTGAGTGTAGGTTCTTTAGTCTCCAATACGTATTCCACAACTTCCTGCACGTCCGACAATACCGCGCCTTCTTCTCCGAATCCTTCCGGATATGAGATAAGCTTAACAAGCGCCTTAAACGCCCATTCCTTGAACTGTCCTATATTATAAGTATGACCAGCTTCAATTACAATACCGATAGACTTATAATATTCAATTGCTCCAACAACGTTTTCAGTTACAAAAACATTCAACTGACTGTCTAAACCATCAGTTATGACAGTCAGTTGTTTGGAATTATCTTCTGTTGTAAATAATAATCGTAACATAATCCTTATGCGTTTTCTGCTGTCAATTCCTTACGCCATGTATTATCGTTAGCTATTATAACCACATTCAAGTCTTCCTTTGCATCTAAACCAAGGTCTTCAAGTGTAAATTCCATCGGCTTGCCTGACATTATCTTTGTAGTAAGTGTTTTTCTATCACCGCGAATTACACCAAATCTTCCGACACTCTCATTCAGATTTACATCATTAGGGAAGTAAATATCCACATCCTTAGGAGCAGGAACAGTTGTTTTGATTGTAATTACACACGCATTTTCATCATTCCATTCTGCTGTCACTGCAACGACCTCATTTAATCCCTGAGGATTCAATTCGAGAGTAAGTGCTTTATTTTCAGCAAAGACAACGAGTTCTTCGTGCATTACAGATTCACCTACTTTCCAAGGAAATCCAAGTTTCAATAGAGCATCACTTCCACTTACTTCATCTTCTGTCACACTTACATCACCAGGAGCAACAATTCCTCTGATTTCTGTGATAAATACTCTTTTTTGGTCACAACTACCATCAGTTACAACTACTGTATCAATTTTCTTATCTGTATCAATAAATCTATATAGTCTCATAATCTTTTCTATTTTTAATTGTTAATTACTTACATTCAAAAACTATTTCTTGTGTTACAGCACCATTTTTATCAAGTACATAAACCTGATAAATACCAGTCAAATCTGCTTTCTGAACACCCAAATCCTTCTGGCACTCGAAACCCAGATATTCGTTCTTCTCCTTCATTGTCAGAATCTTCTTATCGACAGATGCGGTACCGATAGTTTCTGGAATGTTGGTGAACTCGCAGAACTTGTTATTATGCTTAATGCAAATCTGAGTACCTTCCGATACCTTTGCTTTGAAGTTCATCCACAACCAAGGAAGACCATCTGCATATTCAGCCTGCCACGGATATTCCGTCAGATAAGATTCGGGAAGAATACTGTTATAGTCCTCCTCACTGTTGATAATACCGCTGTTAGGGTCCATTTGAATAGGATTTTTCAATTGTGCTCCTGCTTCAACTTCATTTAATGCTGCTTCAATGGCATTAAAATTATCATCTAAACCTGAAGCTACTTGTGCACCGGTCTGACCGTCTGTTATTTGATAAAAATCTATCTTATTCATAATTTCCAAATTAAATCTTTTATCCAAACGAATTCATTATTCCAAATATCGTTATCTGAGAATAAAGTCTTATTCATTCTCCATATACCGTCACTCAACCAAACATTCGAATTATTCCAAATGCCATTGTTCATAAGCCATACAGGAGGAATATTGAATATACCACCAGAAATCCAATATCCGCGCATATTCCACTTATCATTCTTCAAAACCCAAGGTTTTACAGTAATAGGTGGCATTGAATTAGAAATTCCGCTTCCACTACCTCCTCGAAATGTTCCTGGGTTTTCTTCAGTTCCTATTCGAGTATAAACTCCAGGTAAATAATCACTTGCCATCTTTCTTATTTTTAGGAGAACCGTTTTCATCGAAATCAGCCAAGTACTTCTTGATTTGACTTGGAACTAAATTTGGATATAATTTAGAAGTATTTTCTACAATTGAAATTGATTCGCGTATAATCAACGCATTATATACAACTGACTTGAACCAAGTATATGATTCTATACTTCCTCCTTCAACCGTAAAGTTACCTAATACATGCGAAACAATCAACAAAGCACTATAAATAATTAGCTTCATTGCAATCATTCCGAACCCTTTACTTGAAAAATCTTTATTCTTCAAATGAAAAACCCAACTTACTAATGTATCGACTACAACTAATATCATTAGATATTTTAGGAACTCCCAATCACGAAACACATATTGCTCAATAAATGATACTGTGTTCGAAAACGATATAGGAATACTTAAAAGTACCGGAAAATAGAAACTGTAGATGTAATTCTTAAATTTACTTATATATTTCATTTTTTCAGATTCTTAATGTAGTTTTTATTCTTAGCCAAATCTAACATCTTTTCATAATCTACTTCAGATATAAAAATTGAACCATCTCTATTTTCGAACTCAATATCATATTTATCAAGCATATTCCAAGTATCAATTATCTCTCTCAGTCTCACCACATTGCCTTTCAATTTTTATCTTCAGATTCTTTACCAGTACCTGTTGTTCCTTTCTTTTTAAGTCTCCAACCTTTCTCAGTCTTGACATACATTTTACCACCATACATCTTTTCTGTTCCAAGCGGAAGAGCTTTTGCTTTCTCAATTGCAACATCATCTGCACAATTGATACCTACAATCCCCTTCAGGATATTCAAAGGAGTCTCTTTATAGCGGAAACACATCCTGTCGTCCATAGACTTGAAGATACCATCAGGAATCTCGACCGGCTCTCTCTGTGCCTCTCTATAGAACATCAAACTCTTCATCAAATCATTTCTACGTACAAATACAGGTTTCAAAGACATATAGTCAGCCATACAGCAAGTTATCTCAAATTCATCAATCTCCTTATTCTTTGATTTTTCGACAACATCCTTCGAGAATGTGTCTACTTGCACCTTAGGGAATACTTCAAGATTGTTTTTCTCAACAAATCTATTGAATTCATCTTGCGTAAATTCTTTAGGATTATTCATATTGTAATTTGTATTAATTTAAACGGAATATTGTTTTAATGCGTAAAAATAACAATTTTAATTGACCTCTACAACTTATCCCGTCAAATTAATCAATTGTCAAATATAAACATATGAATGGTGTAATTCAATCATTCTCGATATCACTTTATCACATTTCTTCTCAAACTTCTCAATCATTTCACGTAACATACTTCTCTTAGGAATATCTATCGTATAACTCTTTGAACAATAATCAACGCGCGTCAATACTTCTGTTTCTGTAGGTCTTCTCCAAGCTTTGCTGCCAAAAAATACTCTGAATTGTCTCAATACTTTTCTCACTTCATCAACTGTAAGTCCAATGTTCTTAGCTATAGTCCTTGACCTTAGGTATAATTGTGCAATAGGATTAATTGAATCGTAACATAACTTCGTCCTTGATAAAATCTTTTCAATCTTAGTTTCAGCTTCTTCTTTAGTTATTTCATTCTCAATAACTTTTCTTCTTATCTCTCTTATTTCTCTATAATCTCTTGTAAATGAATTATTTTCAACTCCAGCTTCTAAACAATTTCTAAATCTATTCAAGTAATCAAATACCAATTGGCAATTAGCAGTCCAAGTATATTTCTTATTATCTTTAATGAAATCTTTCTTCATGTAATTAGGAATAATTGTGCAGTATTGCAGTAAATCCTCTGGGATTATTTCTACATGCACTTCACCAGTCTCTTTATTGAAGGTATAGATACCTTTCATCTTCAAACTCAACATATTGTTATGAATTGCAGTTATACCAAGATTAGTTTCGTTCATAATCCATTTCTTGAGTCTACCTTCACTTGTAAATAGGGTTTTGCCAGTATCTCCAGTTCTTTCACTGAGCTGTTTTGCAGCGGATGTTCTACCTTCAGCTTTGAGTAAAGCGTATATGATATTGTATACTATCGATTTCTTGTGGGATTTTCTAATTCCAAATCCAGCTTTTATAAAAAGGTTATTTTGTTCTTTTTTCATAAACTAAATATTTAATTCATTCGTTTTGGATGCTGTAAAAGTAGAAAGAATATTTCTAATATCAAACATATGCAAAAAAAATAAGAGTACCGCTGTACTCTTATAATTTCATCCAAAAATCAAATTTAGTTTATGAAACAACCAAACAATATCTTCACAGATTTGGGTTTTCATGCTGCAAAGATACGTCTTATCACTCTACTTGTAAACAATTAGATTCCCTTAATGTTGTTATCTTCTCATTATCAACAAGTTATCACCTCAGCCTCTTTATAATCATATAACCTGCCGGTTATAATTATCTTTCTCTATTTCTATATATAGAAGAAGATGCTTATAACCTCTGGTTATATGATTATGCGATTACCGAACAGATAACTCACTGATTCTCAGCACTGTTAAAATATAAGAAATTCTCAATGCACGACCAAAGAAAAAGTTTGTATCTTTAGACAGTTTGTTTAATCTAAATATATTTGTGTATGAAAATTATTTACAATTCAAAATTGGCACGATTATTGCTGCCTAATTTCAAAGCAATTCTTCTCATGCTTTGGCTCTTATGTAAGAAAGGTCCTGAATATTATTCAGAAAAGTTCATCAAGCACGAAGAAACTCACTCCTTCCAATGGAAGTGTTGTATGTTCTTAGGAGTGTTCATCTGGCTTGCATTCTCATTGGTATTTGATACACTCTGGTTATTGTTACTTATTCCATTCACATTTTACATTTGGTACTGTATTGAATATGTAATAAGATTCATTATTGGAATAGTGAAAACACCTCCTATCATGAAATTCGGATTCAAGAAATGGCTCAAAGGGTTCCAGGAAATTGGTCATGAATCTTATCATAAGATTGTGTTCGAACAAGAAGCTAATGCTGTAGAGGATGGAATTGTGAATTATAAGTTCCTTTCTTTCTTCAAGTATTATTAAAAAGAAGAGGCGTTTCACAACGCCTCGCCCTTTAATTAAAATAATAATTTTAGCAGTATGTATGTTTAACTCAATATTGTAAAATTACGAGTTCTTTCTTAAATACAAATCTTACAGTGTCTTGATATTCATTCATTCTTACCTAAACAATGTACCATTATAGCAGCAAAGAAAGGTGTTATAAGGAATGACATAAAGAACCAGAAAGTAACACTTCTCTTAAGTCTTTCTGCTGTCACTGCTACTTCAAAGCAAAGATAAAAGTAAATTACTACACATATTAAGCCAAAAATAAAAATCAATTCAGTCATAATCTAAAAGTTTTAAATTGTTAAATAATATCATTCCATTCAATACATGTCAAAACTCGAATTAAACAAGAATTAACATGCATTTCAAGCTATTGTACAGAAGGTTTGAAGTACGGTAGAGATATCTTGATTTCACTCATCGTCTCACAAAGCTCCCACCAAGGTATAATTACATGAGGAACACAATAAAGGGCATTCATACTTTCAAAGAAATAAATAGTACACAATTCATTGGTCTTTCTTTTGTTCTCGAAAGAAATCTCACCAAGTACATCCATAATCTTTCTTAATCCAAATGGAGTGATATTCTTATTCGCTTGAAGAATAAGAATGTCTTGTGCAGGTATCTGAAGCATGTCTTCAATAAGAGAAACTGTTTCAGGATTATACATTTCTGTATCAGACAAGAGTATCAATTTATTCGACTCACAGAGCCAATCGATATAAGGACAATTACCATTCTTGTAGGTAAAATGAATTTTATTCATCGTAATATTCTTTAAAGTCACGAATTTCTTTATCTATCATTCTATTGATATTCTCAATTTCTTCATACTTCTCTTCTTCAATAAGTCTCAATTTATGACTTATCATAGAATTAATATATCTGTTCCAATCCCGTTTACCCATCAACATCAAGTCGATAGCTATAGAATCAATAGACCTCTGCATTTCATCTTTGTGATGTGTATCATATCGAAACCAGATAAGGAATAGAAGTACGAGCATTGCAAGTAATACGATTATAATATACAATTCTGTCATAATTTATTCAGTAACATAATGGTTAAGTAATTCGTTAGCTATCTTATCGACTCTTTCCTTAGAGAAAGATGAATCAACAAGTCTTTTCTCTGCAATAATAGTACCACTATCAAAAGTTTTCATCTTTACTACTATAGATGTAAATGATTCACCTTTCTTAACATAGTCACATTCAACAGTGATATTCTTTCTTTTAAATGTTTCCATAATTATAAAATATTTTTATTTAGATACATAATTAATCAAATCAGAAAGCCAGGACAAGAACTGTATCATTCCGAAAAATAAGAAGCAAAAGGCGATTGCTCCGGTTACGTACCAGAAACGTACCCACCATTCACGATATTTTGTCTTTAATACTTTTTTGCCGAATCGACCGTTGAAGAAATTTATAAGCTGCTTTTTCATAATTATATCTTTATTTGTTTGACATTGTAAAGGTACACATTTATCGTCAATTGGACAATAAATTACTTGTTTTTCTTTGTTGGTTTGATAACTCTTTTGTTCTCGAATTTATCCTTTACATAGAGCAACCATACACGACGTACATTTGTGTAAGTACAATTCATGATTGTACGGATTTTGTAATGTGACCAATTAGGATGTTCCAACATCATATTATAAATTTCCAACGATTGCTTACCACGAGGCTTTTCTTGACGATAACTTGCTCTTTTGGTAGAAGATTTTCTCTTCTTACTTATAGTAAAAGAAATTGTACGAAGAGTATCGTCAGCTTTCAATATTGTAAGGCCATAGGATTTGGCTTTATAATTCTTCTTTGCATCATCAAAATGTGCTTCGTCGAAAGTAATTATGATTTGTTCGTTGTTACATTTAGTAGTACCATTGTAGGTTTTGATGAAGTCATTGAGCGCTTGCTTTTGTTCAGGAGTCTGGCCTTCAAGTCCTACCTCTTTTTCTGCCTCTTCGATAAGAGCGATAAGTTCGTCTTTCTTATACTTCTTGATATTCTTGATACCAAGTTCACTTGCTCTTTTTCTCAATTGCTCGACTGTCATAACTGTTGTTTTCATATTTTCTCGTTTTTAATTATTATTTTAAGTTTAAGAATTTTGCAATCTTGTTAATAGCTCCTGTAGAAGTGGAACAAAACGAAGCAGGTTCTACAGCAATATTTCCCCCATCTTTCCAATAAGTAATTTCAATTGAAATTTTACTTCTATTGAAAGAATAGCTTACATTAACATACTTGTCTTCTTTTTGAATATTACCAGCAAATAAACTATATCCACCAAATCGACTTGTAAGAACTGATTTAAGTTCTTGTTTGCTTTCAGGAGTAAGAATCATTGCTTTCATAATCGTATATTTTAATTGTTATTATTTTTATCTCTTTTGAATGCTTAAAGATACCAAAAGTTTATGTACCTGACAACTTTTTTCTGGTAATTTGTTCGCCTTGCTGGTTAAACTTATGCTAATTCAATCGCTCTTGCAGGTACACCAATCATAGTCCAGGTTTTACCATCTTTTAAATAATCTACTGAATAGTCTGTTTCAAAAGTGCAAACATTCATATCAACACTTGAAATAATACCTTTTACTTTACCATTCTTTGTGGTTACAACTACTGATTGACCTTTCTTAAATTCTACTGTCTTCATAATCGTATATCTTTAATCGTTCGACTTATTATCTCCTTTTTGGATACCTAAAGATACACCTTTGTGACACGTGTAGCAACACTTTCACCAATAATGTGGTCGAAATATATTTTAATATATGAGATATAAGAATATAAAGAATGCTCGTCAAACTTGCAATTAAACAAGAAATAACGAGCATTCTAACTTGGCAAACAAAAGTTCAATTTATACCCTGAAAAGAGTTATCTTCTTACCATTACCCATATCGTAAGTATCAACATGTAACCAACTCACTCCATCCTCGAGTCTTATAGGATAAGGAAGGTTATCCTGATTCTTTATAATGAGCTGACGTGCCTCTTCAGCACTCATCCCTTGTACAGTGATATCATATGCTTCGCCTGTGCAATGTCCGGAAATATAAACCTTTTCAAGATTGGTCTTTTCTTTAGGAATTGCACAAATGTTACATCTAAGGCCACGCTGCGAATAACTACCACCACTCTTCCAATTGTTGATGATAAAAGGCTTCTGGATAATATATTCACGTAGCACCAACAATGTCTCAAGTGCTGCCATAGAGAAGAAACTCCACATCTGTTCCTCTCTGTATTTATTGTATACATGCGGACAAACAAGTTCTTCAATTTTGAAGTATTGTTTTAGTTTTTTGATTAATTCATCTCTTTTCATAATTCTTCATTTTTAGTCCATTCATTACTATTCATAATCTCGTTCTCATCCATTAAAGGATAAGGATAAACGACTTCTTCCACAACTTCTTCACCTTCCGAAAGCATCATGATAGGAGGTACAAGCATGTTGTACGTCTCTTCATGCAGCAGCGCCTTCGTACCGTCGTTACTCATTCGTCTTATCTTCCAGTCCTTGTCGAACTGTTTCAGTTCTTCTATGGGTATAGCTAACCACTTCATATTATTCAGTTTTACGTTTCAACCATTCTTCATTGAGCTTTTCTTTTTCGGTCTCTATTTCTTCGGGTGTCAGCGATTTGTCATAGAGGGCAAAGTAGTAGATGACACAATTTAAGAATTCATACGGCATTCCAGTAGTAGTTACTAAAGCACATCCCAAAGATAATTGGTCTGTGTCCTCTGCTGTACCTCGATTTATGGTCGTACCATTATAAGAGAATGATGTTTGGTAAGAAACGCTATTTTGTGCAAGAGGAATACTATTTCTCGCTCCGTAGTTTAATAAGTAATTATTAGTATTAATAGATTGCCTTTCAAATGTAAAAGCTCCATTCCACATAGAATCATTAGTCCTTTTAGATGCAACAGCAGAATTATTCTTGATACTGACTATTTCTCTCCTACATATCACTGTATAATCGTTAAGAATAGGCAGATTATTACATATACCGTAATCATCTACTCCGTCGAATATAAGTGCACCTTCATAGGCAGATGGTAGTTGGGTAATAGTGATATTACAAGTACCAACTACAGATGCAGCAAACCCGGTATATTTCTTGTAGGATATTGGCAGGTTATTGATACCATTCTTAAGATAGATGTATGTTCCGGTACCGTCTTCGGCATAAGATACATATCTTAACTTGATATCATCCGTTATGCCTTCCACCTTTACTTGGTATGAAGATATTGTTGCGTCTACAGATGTCTGTAAAAACTTACTGTTTGCAACCAATATTTCCGTCAGATGAATAACAGAATCGGAGTTTGTGAAATTGGCTGCATTTACATTCTTTGTCCAGGAATTGAAATCTATCTCATACTTACCGAATCCGGAAGAAAGAGAATAAGTGAAGTTCTTGAGAGCCATCTCATTACCCTTAATTCCACGAATAGAAGAAGGCTTGTCAATATTGGACAAACCGGACATAAACCATGCGTCCACCATAGCCTCATTGAAGGGTGGAATAGGAGGACCAGCCTTGCCAGCCCTCCTGTCAAACAAAAGACTTGTACCGACCCCAATCATAACCCTATATTGAATTGTGCAGTAGTACCGTCAACAAATACTTTATCAATAAGATAAGGCATAGGAGAACCCATATAAGCGGAAACCTCAGTTTCACTAATAGTATAAGTCTCAATAGAAGGTGCTCCACAGAGGTGTACTTTGATAGTTCCAGCAGTCAATGGAATGACCAAGAAATTCTTATCACTATCGTGCTCCACAGAGGTGTACTTTGAT